GTGTCGTGAAACCACCTACGGGTGGTTTTTTTGTTTTTGTTGTTTGCCAGTGGCAGCAAAATGGCAGCAGCGTGGCAGCATATTTTTGTGTTTGTCTATTTTGCCTCTTGGCGGTTATCGAACGGGTTAAGTGCTACCGCAGCATCAAGGTGGTTTGGGGCAAAATGCGCATACCTCATTGTCATCATGATCGTGCTGTGCCCGAGAATTTGCTGTAACACCAAAATATTCCCACCTCGCATCATGAAGTGACTCGCGAATGTATGACGTAGTACATGGGTACGCTGTCCTTTGGGTAGCTCTATACCTGCGCGTGCGAGAGCTGCCTTAAAAGCCTCGTATGCGGGTGAGAAGAGGGCACCACGCTTTTTAGGGAGCATCGCCTGTAGTTGTTGTGAAATTGGCACTGTGCGGTTCTTCTTGCTTTTGGTTTGCGTAAACGTCAGACGACCAGGAAGGATTTGAGATTGCTTCAAGTCTTGAGCCTCGCTCCATCGTGCACCGGTCGCCAGACAAATTCGTACGATAATCCCTAAATCTTTATTTGCAGACTGGTCGCATGCTGCAAGCAATCGGTCAATTTCTTCCTCATACAGAAAAGCCAGCTCCTGATCACCTTCCTTGAACTGCCTGATTCCAGACAGCGGGTTATCTCCTTCCCATTCCCCCAGCCGCTTCATTTCCGAGAATACTGCATGCAGATAAGACTGCTCGCGGTTTACTGTCGCTTCACTCAGCTTCTTCTTGCCTTTCTGATTCCATTCACCACTCAAACGCCGTTCCCGGTATACAGCGAAAGTGTTTTTATCAAAGTGAGAAGCCAATGGATTACCAAGACGTTCGCATATGGCCAGTAATTTCACCTTTCTTTCATCACCAGATGAGAGCGTTTTGCCATGCATCTCGTACCAGCGTTCAACGAATGCCGAAAGAGTCACAGCGCTGTCGTTTACCGGCTGGTTTGCAGCGTTATTCATTAAACGGCGCTCATGGGAGAGCGCCTCACCTTTGGTAGCAAATTGCTTACGTATGCGTTTCCCATCACGCCCGTAAGGGAAGCACTGACAAAGCCATTTACCGGAGGGTAGTTTTCGGACGGTCAATTACTCACCTCTGCATCATCATCAGATCCTGCATACGCGAGTGAAATGAACATTTCCGCAGCGTTATCAAGATGTGCATAGGTTGATGTAAATTCGATATCTCGACACCTACAGACGAATGGGCGCGTTTGATTTTCTGGTTGGAAGGATAAACTTACAACTGGAGTTTTGCGTGGTTTACCATTTTTGAAAAAGTCACAGACATCCAAACGATTGCAAAGGCCTGCATCATCTTGATAAGTAGCAACATGCCACCCCATACCATGAAGTGTATCGGCAAATGCTAAATGCACTTCTTCGATATTTTTATATAAGCCAACGGAGTATTGTTTTTTCTTACTCTCATTACGTTTTCTTGGCAGGGATGGGAGCCTTGCTACACCAGGTATTTCAATTTTTTCCAAGCTGAATGTTTTTACCGGGTGAGTCGGAGATGATAGGTCCGCTGCTCGCAGCGTAAAGTTATCAAGCAATGTCAGAGGAAGGATATCTCTTGCTGCTCCGGATCGTTCACCTCCGTGATAAATGATTGATAAATTATCTTTGGTATCAATTGACGACCAGATCAGGTCCAGAAGAGGGTGTTCATCATGGATTGTAAATGTTGGTGTATTGCCCTTTTGACCTTCTATATTTTGCGCATCCGACAAGGGGGATAGGTTTAGAAATTGCTCGGTCGACAGCACCTCTGAACCTTGCTGAGATGCCTTTTTTATTTTGCTCGGACCAGCATTTTCACCGCAACAGAGATAGTTAAGATCCTTGGTGACATCACTTCTAACGACATATCCACGAGCCTTAGCAATTTCAATAAGCTCATTTTTGTCTTTTTTCCCAAAACCTGTAAAACAAATAGTCCTCATATAAAACCCCACGAAGTCAGAAAAATAATGAACCTAACAGGAAACCAATTAAGAAGATGACAATGAATTCTTTAGCGTGGGATCGCAGCAATGTAGTGACATCCAATGGAGAGTGATTCTCTCTCGGGGGAGAAGGCGGAATATCTTGTGTTTGCTGGTCCAGCCACGATAAACACATTTGAAGCTGGTTGCGTGTTAGGTCATTCAGTCGACCAGTTCCGAAGTTAACATGGCAATAACGAATCAGTTTCTGCCTCAATTCGCTGTCTTCACTATTTCGAAGGAGAAGGCTAACAAGTGCTTTACTTGCATCTTTATCCTTAGCGCGTTCGAGCATGGACTGCAAAAAGCTAACTGCAGTCTGATATTGGTTGACGGTCATTTCTTCGATACTCGAAACGCCAATCTCTGCATGCAGCTTTTGCCAGATCTCATATGCTTCATTGCCGTAGGAATCAGAAACAAGTGCTACTAGGGTATTAAGTTCTTTTCTCTGCGCCCTAACCAAAGGACGCTCATCGTGAGTATCTGAGGGAATCGCGATGTTGATGGTGTGACGACCATCAAAATTATCTATCTGGACGTGATTTTCGGTAAAGTCACGTCCAGCAACCCGGTTTTGTTCTCCAGAGGTATTGATTGCCATAAAGTTTCCCTACTTCTTATTTTCGTTAAAATCCCTGCCCGCTACGCGGTTTCCTTGACCTGATACGCTAATTGATGCGTTTGATGAACTACCTGCAGTTAGGGCCGCAAGAGCTGCTGCTTTAACTGCAAGAGGCGCTTTTCTAAAAAGGGTAAGTAGCTCTTGTTCATCAGCATTAAGCGCTTCAGAAGTTCTGATCCCTGTGACAATGAACTGAACGTCAGCTCCAAATTTTGATATTGCACAGAGGTAAGAGGAATCAGGAGATCGTTCACCTTTTTCATAGTTAAGCTGTGTGAGCTTTTTAACTCCACCAATCTCTCCTAATGCAGCTTGGCTTAGTCCTAAACGCTCACGTTCCTCGCGTAAGCGCATACCGATATAATCTTGCATACCAAAATCCCTTGACTGGTATAAATATTTATACCATTATGTTTTTCACAGACACTTAGCAGATCACAATATACCACTATGATACAAGCACAAAACTCACAGCGGGCGCGTACGCCCAAAAACAGCGTTGCGGGAGGGTCTTTACCGCTACGTCTGTCACCTGAAGAACGCACTGAGATTGAAGCAATGGCAGAAGCAGAATGTCGATCCGCTTCTAACATGGTTCGCATAGTTTTTTTGCGCGGGCTTGAGTGCATGAAATCCACACATTTGCCGCAATCTGGTAACTGATACTAGCGTGTGAGGTAGAAATGACGGGCGTGACCATCAATATGAATGTTGCTGCTCCTTATGTATCTCTCAAGGAGTATTCCAGACTAACCGGCATTCCATTCGACACATGCAGGTTAATGGTTCGCGACGGAAGGATAATTATCAGGCCTAAAGAGCTATCAGGGGGCAAGGTGGAAGTAAACATGATAGCCATGCTCAAGGATGCCATTGCAAACAGTTGACAGGAAAATCATGAATCAGCTAATCCAACTGAGTCGACACAATTATGTGTATCGGGGATTCACTATCCACATGTGTCCTAAAAACTCCAGAACAATGCAGCGCGCATATCGCGTGATGAATGATGGGAATTATTTCGGCAGAGACTTTGCATTAGCAGAGGCAATGCGAACCATTGATAAACTAAAAAATGGTGGAAGAAATGAAACTTGAAATGGCTATCGGGCTTTTTATTTTTGCCGTGTTTGTTTTGAGCCTGATTCAGTTCCTGATTAGGTTGCATTGCAATAAAGCGAAGCAACAAAAAGAGAAGAGGATTTCTGAATTTAAAGCCAGACGCGAAGAAGTAGAACGTAAGTCTCGCAGACAACTGTAGCAGGAACAAGATATGAACGATAACGCTCCATCACTTGCCAGCCTGTTAAGGCAGGGTTGCCAGGTAACACACCATCGCAATACTCGCGGCTGGATCGAGTGCCCAGACGGACGTTTCTTTAAACCAGAACCGAACAAGGTGCGCTTTATTAAAGGTATGAGTAAGCCTTTTGTTTATACGAAAAAGATAAACAAAGGTTTACTTATCACTCTGGTAAGAGCATTCAAAAAACTACTGTAGTGGTAGGAGGCTTACGTGTTTACTGAAGAGAAAACATCGTGGGAACGGGAAATGCTGATTCGCGAAGCGGTGGAGAACGCGGAGAAAGGTTTTACTGTTAATTTAAAAAATGGCGCACGCATTGTTGTAACTCCTGACAGTCCATCAATTGATTTAATTATTTATGGTCTGGAGAAAACAATTCGCGGAAATCATGAGCGGGCTCGAATGACCTTTATTGATTTTCTTTATTATTGGCATGAAAGGATATTTAAACAGGTTAAGCGGAAACCACGTCCTAATCACTAGTTAATCAGGTTTGAAAATTAAAGGCATTCATTATGTCGGGCTTCATTTTGCCTTTTTCAGGAGGTTGCCATGTCGGTTAAGTCAATAAAACTGGAGAGCGGAATTAGTGATCCGGACTTTATGGGAATAAACACCAATGCACGGAAAAGCGAACGTGCTCACCTTCTTGGTCTGCTGCGTATTTTTATGAGCCAACTGAAAAAGGAAAGTGCCACTCAGGAAGAAATTCATTTATCAGTCGAGCGGTGGATCAGCAACCGCGAATTAATCATCAGTGAGGATAAAAGCTTATGAACAACATCATGTTAGATATTCGCGTATTGGGGAAATCCCCTGATTCTCCAGTGTTCGCTATTGAGTGCGTTTTTTTCGAACCATCAACGGGGAAGATTGGCCAGCAATATTACCGTGCAATTGATATCAGAACCGTGGGCGGTATTTACCCTGAAACGGTTTTACAGCTCATGAAGGGGGATGCCGAACAACGTGCTGAGGTTATCAATGCTACCTGTCGAGAGATTGATGCTGTCAGTGGCGTCTGTCGTTTTATCAAAGACAATGCCTCAAAACACGAAAAGCTCATTTGCTGGTCAGCCGGAGACTCCGCAGACGTTACTACGCTTGCGTATGCTCTTTCCCGCCATGGTCTTGGTCCATCATTACCGTATTTCGACATTCGTTACCTATCAACATTGATTCATATCGCTGGCGTTACCGGGTATGTCCCGCATCCGCGCCGTTCTACAGCGACTTATATGCTGACAGATGCTGTTTATCGCGCCGAGCAGGTTTGCGAGATCTGGCAGCGCCTGACTTCCCCGCACCTCGAATCGTTGTGAGGTTGAGAATGATTAAGTCACCTCTGAAATGGGCGGGCGGAAAAGCTCGCGTCATGCCGAAACTACTGGAGCATTTGCCAAAAGCCGATTGTCTGATTGAGCCATTCGTTGGTAGCGGAACCGTATTTATGAATACGGAATACCGTCACTATGTGCTTTGCGATAGCAATATGAATCTGATCAACTTCTTCCGTCAACTAACAGGCCGACCAGAGGACACAATTTCTGCCTGTCGCTGGATATTTAGCGGCGGGAATAATGCCGAGGAATTTTATAAGCGGCGAGCTGAATTCAATTCTCTGGCCCAAAAAGCGGACTTAGATCCGGATGCTGCGTTGCTTCATGCTGCGTATTTTTTGTACCTGAATCGCCATACGTACAACGGTCTTTATCGCGAAAATCTGAAGGGGGAATTTAACTCGCCCTTTGGAAAATATGCCGAGCCTTACTTCCCTGAAAATGAAATGCGTTTGTTTGCTGAAAAGGCCAATGACACAAAAGCGCTTTTCTATCATGGCGACTTTCGCGATTCAATCCCTGGCACTATGCGGCTGGCGCATGACGCAGTTATTTATTGCGACCCCCCATACATACCGGCCAGCAAAACAGCCAGTTTCACCACCTACGGCAAGCCGTTTACCCTGGATGATCATCGCGCCCTGGTTGCAGCCCTGCTCAATGTTAATCACCAGTATGGTCATCGCGCGGTGATATCCAACAGCGACACGCCTGAAACTCGCGAAATTTATTCCGCCTTCAACCTTCACTCCCTGAGTGTCCGCCGCTCTGTGAGCGCCAAAAGCCGCGATATGGCTGGCGAAGTTATTGGCGTTCTTCGCGTGTGTGATGGTTGCGGCCGTGCTGGCGGTGGTTTCTGCCCGGATTGTGGACCGGTAATGGGGAATGCAACTTACGGCGTGATGTTTTTAGGCTTCGACCCTGCCAAGGGCTGTGAGACGCAGGAGCCTTTCTGATGACCATCAAAAAGACTCATACGGGCATCGTTATTACCAAAGATGGCCCGCAGCGCAAGAAGTTGCACCAGACGGAATCCATGTGGGTAGTCGGTAAAACAGAGTGCTACCGGAAAGACACTGGCAAACGTCACTTTGCCGAACGTACCCGCCGTCGACTGCTGCTTGATTCAATCGAAGAGATTCGGGAGGTCGCCACCCGATGAACACAGTTGATGCAGTGATCACTCGCGTGCTCGACGTTCGCCCATACCGCCATTTCTGGATCGTTGAGGTGGAGGTGTTGAGCTGGGGCAGGTACAGCAGCACGACCATTATCCGTGATACCGAAAAAGACGCCCGGCAGGTTAAGCCCGGCGACACCGTGACGGTGTAGGTGGTGCGCGATGACGGCTTATTACAACGAAATCGACCCTCATGCAGCGCAGCATCTGCGCAACTTAATCGACGCCGGCCATATAGCGCCTGGTGTTGTTGATACACGCTCAATTGAGGATGTAACCCCCAATGATCTCAAAGGTTTCAGACAATGCCATTTCTTCGCCGGAATTGGCGGATGGTCACTCGCATTGCGTCGCGCAGGCTGGCCCGATGATCGTCCAGCATGGACAGCATCATGCCCTTGCCAACCTTTCAGCGCGGCAGGCAAAGGACTTGGGTTTGCTGACGAGCGGCACTTATGGCCCTCCACACATTGGCTTATCGGCCAGCGCCGCCCTGTCGTGGTATTTGGCGAACAGTCTTCAAGTAAAGATGCTGAAGACTGGATCGACCTTGTACAAACTGACATGGAAAGTTTGGGCTATGCCTTCGGGGCGTCGGCGTTTCCGTCTGCGGGCGTCGGTGCTCCGCACATCCGGGAGCGCACTTACTGGCTGGCCGACACCAACCGCGAGCAATACGAAGAACGCTTATCAGGATGCCGAGAAGGTGATCGCCAGGAAGCTGGCTGGGCGCCAATCGAACTTGCAGGACTTTGCTTGTCTTGCGGGCTGGCCCACCCCTGCGGCGAGGGATGGAAAGGGGGGATATCAGGGGGGCAGGATGCGGCACGGGAAGCTGTCAACGGATACGCTGGATGTGACAGCACAGATAGCAGGCCCGGCCCGGTTAACGGCTTCTGGGGAGCTGCTGACTGGCTCTCTTGCAGAGATGGAAAGTGGAGGCCAGTTAGATCCGGATCATTCCCGTTGGCTAATGGGGTTTCCGCCAGAGTGGGAAAACTGCGCACCTACGGCAACGCCATCAATGTTGAAGCGGCAACAGCGTTCATAACGGCTTATATGGCGACGGTGGATAATGTCTGATCTCACCGCGTTAGCCTGGGAATGGAATGCCAGACGGCAGGCCATCAATCCCAACAAAGCCGATGATTCAGCGATTGAATATCTCACCCCAAAAGGTGAGCGCAAGGCGCTCGCCTATGGTGATCTGGTTGATGCTGTTTATCGCGCGCCCATGCGCCCGCGCGAGAGTGATGCACGAGAGGCATTTGACCGCAAAGGCCGTGCTAACTACCTCCGCCGCAGGGTGCAAACTCTCCCGGCATTTATCCGTAAGCGTTTCGCCCAGCATCTTGAAAACCTCGATCGCAACAAGCCAAAAGATGTAATGCGCTGGTTGTTCGGCACGTTCGAACGCCATGTTTTACGTCGCGTTGATGCGGTAAATGCGCAATACCTGCCACAAAGCACGCTTCCTGCAATTCTTTTACCGCTGCGTGATGACTTTCACCTGTTGCCATGGGCGGACAAAAAACGCCTGAAAAGACTGGCGTATAAGCTTGCGAATCTTATGAAAAGCGAGTTTATGCGCGAGTTTGATTTTCAGTATGAACAAACAGCTGATCTGGAATTTTCCTCGCTCTATGCCTACGGAGCCATAGCCAGCAAGGCGACGACGCTCAATATCGCAATCCCTGGCTGGCAACGTTATTGCGATGAAGAGCTGGATGCCGACGAGGCTTTGCGGGCAGCCGGAAGGCTTCACTCGGAAAAATGGTGGCTGGGCAAAATTCGCCGCATCCATGACTGCTGGCGCGAACATCTCATGATAGCGACCGGCTATGTCAGCAAGGTGGCTTCACCTTATTGCTCTGATCCTTGCTTCAGGGAGTGGGTAGCCCAGAAAAAGGCGAATTTCGAATACCTCCAGGCGATGGAGCTGGAAGATCAGGACACCGGCGAACGCAGCTCATTGCTGGATAAGGTAATGGGGAGCGTTTCCAATCCTAAGATTGCCCGTCATGAGTTGATGGTGCGCATGCGTGGATTTGAGGATCTGGCTAACGAAATGGGGCTGGTAGGGATGTTCTACACACTAACAGCTCCGTCACGCTACCACTCCACGCATGTTAATTCAGGAAGAAGAAACGACAAATATCGCGATGTCAGCCCACGCCAGACACAGAAATACCTCTGTAAAGTCTGGGCCAGAGTGCGCGCTAAATGGGGACGCGAAGGCATTCGCACGTTTGGTTTTCGTGTAGCCGAGCCACATCATGATTCTACTCCGCACTGGCATCTGTTGTTGTTCCTGCGCCCAGAAGAGGTGGATTATGCAACCGCCATTTTCCGCAAACACGCTATGAAAGAGGACGGTAACGAGAAAGGTGCTTCAGAGCACCGTTTTACTGTTACGCCGATTGACGAGCAATTTGGGTCTGCAACGGGCTATATCGCGAAATACATTTCGAAAAACATCGATGGCTACGGCATGGATGGTGAAGTGGATCTTGAGTCAGGCCAGCCGGTCAGGGAAATGGCAAAGCGCGTGCGTGCCTGGGCTTCACGCTGGAACATCCGCCAGTTTCAGCAGATTGGCGGTGCTCCCGTTACCACCTGGCGCGAATTGCGCCGGTTAGGTAGTCGCGAGCTTGTATTACATCCGGAACTTGAGGCAGCGCGTGCAGCAGCCGATGCGCCAGACTGGCCGGGATACACCAACGCTCAGGGTGGCCCCTTTGTCGCGCGCGATTGCCTGCGCGTTCGCCTTAACTATGAATTCACCGAAAACGGCAATGATTATGGTGACACGGTCGCCAAAATTACTGGCGTTTATTGCCCTTATACGGGCAGCGAATCAGTCATTTTCACCCGCACCACCGATTACAAGATTGTGCCGAAGCGTAAGCCGTCGCCGGTCGAGATTTTGACCTTAGAAGGCCGCGCAGCGGCCCCTCGGAGTTCTGTCAATAACTGTACGGGGCGCTCCGGAACGGACGAAAAACCACCGTTAAAAGTGGCGGTGCCAGCTGGTACCACACCGTCAAAACCGACGATGCATGCCGGTATTGATCACCCGGACAGTCAGATGACAGAACTTCCGCTGAATATCGAAGATTTGCGCCGATATTCACGCCAGCAACGGCAGGAAATCACCAGCAGACTGAAAAACTTTGGCCGCGAAAGCTCAGATCAAGCCTTCGAGCGTACCGCGCGCGGTCTGCGCACGTCTGTTGATGATGAAACTGCGTTGACGTGGGGGCCAAAAGTGGCCGCAGCGAAAGATATGAGCCTGACACCAGAAGAGGCAGAACAGCGTTGGCGACAACAGCTGCGGACCGAAGCGGAGCTGCGTGCGGATAACTATGCCGCCGCAGTTGCGGAATACCAGAAGAAAAAAGCCGAAGCGGCACTGCGGCAGGTACAGAAAAGAGAGGCTGCGAAACAAGGCGGGGTCAGCCAGGAAACCATCGCCAGCATCGGCGCGCAGCTGCGTAGTTGCAGGATTTTCGTCAGCGATGATGTTGTGAGGTCGATTGCTGGCGGTGCCCGCGTTCGCCACGGCGGCGGACTGCTCGCCATGAATAATGGCCGGTTGCAGGAAGTGAAGGCATGGCGTGCCGGTGAGAAAGATAAACCGACGTCTGAATACGTGGCGGTGTGTGACCTGGTCACGCGCTGGAAGAAGGCGGCTAAACGAAAAAGACAGGATTGAAGCAGTGAGTGAGATGGTCAGCCATAGTCGCTTTTGACGGTTCTGGCCATTCTATCGAGCAACGTCATTTTAGGCGGTGCTGCAGGTTGGTTTTTTTGGGAACGAGAAAGTTATGAGCTATCTGGGAAGCAAAGCGGCGAGCGGTGTTTATCAAAAAATTATTGCCGAGATGCCACCGCATGACACGTACATCGAAACTCACTTGGGCGGTGGCGCTGTCATGCTACGTAAGCCACCGGCGAAAGTCAGTTGGGGGATTGATATTGATCCGCTGACCATTGAGGCATTTAACCAGAGTAATCATGAATTTCTGGATGCTCTGGGCGATAGTCTGTTTATTGACGTCGGCGACGCGGTGACGTTTTTGGAGCGCTTTGATTATTCTTATGCTGGCCGGGTGCTGATCTACGCTGATCCGCCTTATCTGCATGAAACGCGAAGCAGCTCTGCGCGCTATCGGTGCGAGTATTCTGTTAAAGACCATGAACGATTGCTGACGCGTTTACGCGATCTCCCGGATAACGTCAGCGTAATTTTATCGGGCTATCCGTCAGGATTTTATGACCGCATGTTACATGACTGGCGCGCCCGAGAGTTTCAGGCAATGACGCGCGGCGGGGTGAGGACGGAGAAAATCTGGATGAACTACCAGGAGGGGCGCGCTTATTCGCATACTTTTGCAGGTAAAAATTACAATGATCGCTATCGAATTAAGCGAAAAGCGCAGCGCTGGAAGGAAAAATTTGCAGCGTTACCGCCTGCCGAGCGCCTAGAGATCATGGTGGCGCTCGGCGAGGTTGATCAGGTGTAAAAATGGGGCCGCGCGGATGCAAAAAGTTGCACAAATTTGCACAATTTTTGAAACAACGTTTTTTCCATGCCGCCCCAGCGCTGGCGGGGCCTGGGCGGCCTGCACAAAGTGCACAAAAAGAGGTCGGTTTAGCGCGCAGGCGAGGCGGGGGAGCAAGCGCGCGCAAAGGGGGTCAGGCAGGGGGTCATATCCTCCGCCATTCGCCGCCTGTCGGGCGCTCATGTTGGATGGTTGAGCGAAGCGGCAGCGCGAGAGAAGTCGCGCCAGAAGCCCGCTGGCTGCGTCTGGTAGGGGGTGTGGTTTATTTGTGTTTCGCGAGTGGCCGATATGGCCGGAAATGATGGTGCTGCGGGTGGTACCGCACCGCCAGAAATGACGATGCGGCCAGGAGATCACTTCGTGGGTTCAAGCAATGCGTAAGGGTTGAAGCGAATCACCTCCTCACCCAGCCAGTCGTTAACATGCTTCATGGCCTCCATGTAGGGTGTCAACTCGTTGACGGCGAACACGCGAGCCGCTTTCTCAATATCACCGAATGAACCGTTCCCTTCCGGAATGGCTCCCATCAGTTGCGGCGGCACCCGGTGCGCTGCCAGCATGTCATCGCGGGTGGAAGACTTCACCCCCACAAACTCATCCTTAGCCGATATCTGGCTGAATGGCAGTATTTGCACTGAGTCTTTGCCGCCGTTAGGTGCGTGCAGAAGGATGTTCTTAAACGCCCCGCCGCGCCGGGTATCCGTCAGCGTCTTTTTGAGCTTATCAAGGCTCTCCTGGTCGGCCATCGCGCTGTTAACGTAGACGATGCAGCCAGCGTGCGAGCCGTTGTCGTAGTAGAGCTTTCTGAACTTGTCAGCAGAATGGGCCAGGTTTGCAGACAGCAGGCCAGCGAAATACTCAGGCATGCCGTATATTTCCTGGTGAATATCCGGGCTGAGAACGTGACATACCGAACCCGTTGAAAACATGTGATCCTGTAGCCCGGCCTGAATAAACCAGTAAGTGTCCAGGTCAGAACCGCGGCGTGTGTATTTCGCCAGCGAGTGACGAAAGCCAAAGGAACCACCAAGCCGGTTTTTTCGCATCTCAAGATAGCCATTCCCGAAGACAAACCAGTCCAGTGCGAAGGCGGAGAACACCTGGCGGGAAAGAAGTTTGTGCGGGATAAAGCATCCGGCAAGGACATTGCGCTTGAAATAAAGCGCCGACTGGTGCCAGCTCGCATAGCCAAACTGACGGGCGAGGCCATACCAGTCAATAGGGGTTTCGTAGTATCGCCCGTTGTCTGCGCAATACATGTTATCAAGCAGGTCGCTGGCACCACTCACCGGCCATGGGCCGTCGAAGGTGAATGAGTTCAGCTCCGGTGACGCTTTCAGTGAGGCGGCGAGATCTGCCTGCTCCCTGGCATACTTCCTGCCGCGTGTGGGTCTTTGTTTGCTCAAGGTTAATACTCCGTAACTGTCATACTGCTGCCGCCTTCTTGTCCCAGCGGTTCGTTAATGGTGGCAAGCATCGTCGCCCATGCGAGATCGCCATGACTGACGCCGCGAGAGCGGTCCGTGTCGTAAGTGACAACGCCTCCAGGGGTAACGATCTTGCGGACAGAGTTGAATGCACCAACCAGGTCAAGCTCACCACGATCAAACTCCCAGCGCCCGCCACGAATCAGCTGTTGCATCTTCAGCACGAGCATTCGCTTGCTGGACGGTGAGAACTGGTAACAAACCGCTGCCGGGAAATGCTTTTTAACCAGCTGATAAACCGCTTCACCAATACCGGTGCCATCGATCCCAATGTGCTGCACGTTGTACCGGGTGAGCATGCCGATAATGAGATTGGCCTGCTCTTCGAACTCCATCCCTCGTATGCGTAGTGTCTCAATCGTGCGGAACTTGCCGCCGGGCACCATCGGCACAGCGTTAACGGATATGGCTCCACTGTCCCCCTTGCCGCTGGCGCCGTTCGGGTCATAGCCAATCCAGACGGGACGATCAGCCATGGGGCGGGCCGCATATGGCCGCCAGTCGGGCCAGTCGTCATAACCATCAGCGCCGCATGCCAGTAGCCTGTTATAGTCAAAGGCGCTTTCACCGCTTTTGATGAACTGGCATCCGTACAGGTTGTCGTATTCCTCCGGGCTGTTCTCTTCCCGGATTTCGTCGATATCAGTCAGATCCCATCCATGGTCGATAGCATCCTGCAACGTGACAATCTGCCTCCAGATCTTGTCCGGGCACATCAGGCCGCTGTTAAGCGTTTTCCAGGATGTATCAAATTCAATGCGCTTGCCATGGCTGCGACCTTTGTTAAATGCTTCACCTGTCCAGAATGGATAAGCCTCATGGCTTTCTGCTGAAGGGGTGGAGAAATAGGTACGCGTTAGACCTTTTAGCGTTGCCATGGCGCCCGCGACTTTTTTCAGGTTGGCAAACTGGCCTACCCAAAAGAATTCGTCGAAATACAGGTTGCCCGTGTATGACTGAGCGGTAGCCGCTGACGTGCCAAGAAAATGCAGCTCGGCGCCGTTGAACAGCTGGATCATGTCGCCGCCCTTAAGCTCTACATCTACTTCTTCAGCGGCCGAGCGAATGAAACTTCGAAACTGGTACGCCTGGCGGCGGCTTGCCGATAAAAAGATTTGGTTGCGCTGATGCTTATATTTCACATCCTCAGACAGGGCGCGCACCAGAGCTTCACGTGCGAAATACCACGTCGCGCCAACCTGACGGCTTTTCAGGATCATGCGGTTACGCCAGTGGTGATTGTCATACCACCCTTTCTGGTGCCAGTGCAGAGAGCCGAGAATGTTCTCCCGCAGCGCGGCAATCTGCGACTCTGAGAAATAGTTTTGCTTTTTGCGGATCTTTTTCTTCGGCTGGGTGGCTGCTGTGCCGTTATCCAGCTTTTTCAACTGACGGGTGAGCAGGTCAATCTCTTTGAAATCACCGCCGGTCTTTTTGTCTTTGCCAGTGAGCTGAATTAGCCTGGCATCAATGGATGTTGTCACGCGCTGGATCGGCGGTGTGGCGTCCCATTCATCTCGCTTTTTCCATGAGTAAACCGTGTTCTGGTTGATCCCCATTAGGCGTGCGATCTCTGCTGGCGGGTAGCCCTGCCAGTAAAGCTGTCGTGCACGCTGCATGATGAATGCTTCTTCAATCGCCATTAATCCTCCTCGCTTCCTGCCGGGGAGATTAACCCGCGCGCGCGTACCCTTGCGCTCGCTTTAGGTTGTGGTGCTCCGCTCACAACAACAACGCGTTGAGGGGGGGTGCGTCCCCCTGCCATCATCTCCGGGAACTCAGAAAACAAGCGAGTAAACGAACATGGCAGGCACAGCAAAACCACGTAAGAAGTTTCGCGTGGCCGTCTCCGGAAATACCGTTGACGGGCGCGAAATTCAACCGCAGCACCTTCGCGATGCAGCAGCAAATTACAACCCTGAGGTGTATGGCGCGCGGGTCAACATTGAGCACTATCTCTCTATGTTCCCGAATAGCGATTTTGGGGCGATGGGGGATGTGGTAGCCCTCAGCACTGAAGACATCACCGAAGGTGCACTGGCGGGGCGCACCGCGCTTTATGCCGAAATCGAACCATCCGAGCGCATGGTGCAGATGACCGACAAAGGGCAAAAAGTCTATTCCAGTATTGAGCTGCATCCGCAGTTTGCCCTCAACGGCAAAGCCTATGTTGTCGGGCTGGCAATGACCGATACCCCGGCGAGCCTGGGCACTGAGCGTCTTAAATTTGCCTCACAGCAGCGTGCATCGGTGATGGCCTTCAATAACCAGCAGGGTGAGGCGCCGATGTTCACCGAAGCGCTTGAAGCAGAGGTGATCGAGCTGACCGCCCAGCGCAGCGATGAAGGTGCCAGGTGGTTTAATCGCGTGATGAGCATTATTGGCAAAGGTCAGAAAACGGACGATCAGCGCTTCAGTCAGATGCATCAGGTCGTTGAGGCCGTGGCGCAATCGCAATCCGAGCAAATTGATCGCTTCAGTGCCGCAGAGCAGGAGCGCCAGGAGGATAAGGCCGCTATCCAGAAGCTGACCACTGAGCTTGCGGAGCTGCGCCAGAAGCTGGGGAGCACTGAAGCTTCCTTCAGTCAGCGACCACCTGCGAACGGCGGCGCCAACGCGCAGCTGGCTGATTACTGATATCCACTACGAGAGCAGAGAACATGGAAAACAATACCCGCCAGCTGTTTGATCAGTACATTGCGCGCCAGGCGCAGTTAAACGGCGTATCGACTGCGGCAGTCGCTGCGAAATTTGCGGTAGACCCGGCGCGTCAGCAACGCCTGGAGCAGGCCGCACAGGAGAGTGATTCTTTCCTGAGCAAAATTAACGTGTTTGGCGTTAACCAGCAGATTGGTCAGAAAGTGCTGATTGGCAGCAAAGGCCCGATGGCTGGCGTTAACAACAGCACCACCAACCGTCGTAATCCAGGGGCTAACCATTCAATGGAGCCGTTTGATTACATGTGCCGCAAGGTCAACTACGACTACGGGATCAGCTATGAACAGCTTGATGCCTGGGCGCACATGCCGGAATTCCAGCCTCTAATCAGCAAGGCGATGGCTCGTCAGATGTCACTTGACCGCATCATGATCGGTTTCAACGGCACCAAATACAGCGATCCATCAGACCGCGCGGCTAACCCACTGTTGCAGGATTGTGGCATTGGCTGGCTGGAGAAAATCCGTACTGAAGCCTCACACCGCGTGATTTCCGGCGTCACGATCACTTCCCGTGATGAAGATAACAAGGTTATTGCGAAAGGGACTTACGGCAACCTGGGTGCGGCGGTGTACGACGCCAAAAACAGCCTGATGGATGAATGGCACAAACGTAATCCTGACAACGTGGTGATCCTGGCAGGCGACCTGTTGACCACCGGCAACTTCCCGGCGATTAACGCCATGAGCCAGAACAACCCGAACACCGAAATGCTGGCCGGTCAGCTGATTGTTGCGCAGGAACGTGTCGGCAACATGCCGACCTTCATCGCGCCGTACTTCCCGGTCAATGGCGTACTGATCACGCCGTTTAAAAACCTGTCCGTGTACTACCAGCGCGGTGGACTGCGCCGGACGATCAAGGAGGAGCCGGAATACAACCGTATTGCGACTTATCAGTCATCGAATGATGACTTTGTGATCGAGGACTACGGCAACGTCGCATTCATTGACGGCATTACCTTTGCCGAGGCGCCGGCAGGCGGCGCATAACCGCACACTGGCGGGCTTCGGCCCGCCGTTCATCGGGGAAGAAACAATGCTGACACCGGCACAACGACATTTTCAACGCGTCATGGCTGAACGCCATGGCAAGGCAGATGATCTGTCAGAAACAGCGCGTACTGCGCACGAGCAAATTCTGCACCGCATGCGTATGGATATGAGTGCGCTTAAGAAAATTCAGGGCGAACAGGCAAAAGCCGCGCTTAAACGCCAGCTGCTACCCAATTACGAGGGGTGGATTGAAGGAACGCTGGAGGGAGACAGCGGGCGACAGGATGAAGTGATCACGCGCCTGATGATTTGGGCGATTGATATTCGGGATTATCCGCTGGCCGTGCGCATCGGGCGGTATGTCATCGCGCACAACCTGGCAATGCCAGACCGGTTTAACCGCACGGCAGCGACAGCGCTGGTCGATGAGATTTGCGATCCCATTCTGGTGCAGGTCAAGGCGGATGACAGCACTGATATTAAGCCATATCTGGCGGTGCTCGATGAGGTCCAGGAGATCACTGAAAACAGCGATATGCCAGACGTCGTACGGGCCAAGCTGTATAAAGCCCGCGCTTTTGCATTGTGCAACGGCACTGCGGATGAACAGGCGACTGCGCTGGAGTTGTTGCGTCGCGCGCTGAACCTCGACTCCGGCGCCGGGGTGAAAAAGCTGATCGATAAGCTTGCCAGGCAGGTAAAAAAAGCCTCTGCGGAAAATGCATCAGGCAGTGAGGGTGCAGACCAGAGCGGGGGCGAAGGGGGCAATAATCAGGCTGCAGCAACGCCGGAAGTGACGGTGCCAGATGCCAAAAAGCCAGCCACCAAAAACAACCCCGGAAGCACAACACGTAAAACGGCGGCTCGCAAAACAACGACGAAAAAGCCCACCGCCGATAAAAAATAACCGACTTGCGCCCCGTGCGCTGGCGGCGCGGGCGGAAATCTGCAACGCATCGCGTTAGCTTTTCTCCGTCCGCTCACCGCCAACCTTTTCTGGAGACTACACGATGAGCCTTGTGGCCCCTCGCACAGTTACCTCCTCTGCGGAGGATGTGCCGGACGTGGATGACGGCGGAGAGAAAGTCACCGCCGGGGAGTTCTGGCCCGAGATAGTGCTGAGCAACGTCCGTAAGGAGATGCGGATCACCGGTGCGGTTACCACTTCGCGTTTAAAGCAGGTGGTCATTGAAGCCGTAGCCCACACAGCTGATCAGCTGAAGCAATGGCAGGCTGAACAGATTGGGGCCGGATATGCCAGTTTGGCCGCCGTACCGGCCATGGTGATTAACGACGAGAGCGTAAAGGTATATCGCTGGCGCCGCGCAGTTTACAGCATCTCGCGGGCCCTTCTGATCGAGACTTTCCGCGATGTTGACACCACGGGTGACGCGGGAGAGAAGCGCGCCGCCGCACTCGCAACCCAGGCGAATGATCACTGGCGTGATGCGCGCTGGGCTATCTCGGATATTCAGGGCGTGGTCCGTAACTCTGCGGAGGCGTTCTGATGAAAGTGAAGGCATTGCAGGGCGATACAGTGGATTTGTTGTGTCAGCGTCACTACGGCATCACCCAGGGCGTGACCGAGATCGTACTGGCTGCGAATCATGCGCTGGCCGGTCAGATCTTCCTTGATGCCGGGCAGGAAGTTGAACTGCCTGACGTCGACACCTCTGCGACAAAGGAGACTGTTCAATTATGGAGCTGATAAACCGCCTCTGGAACTGGACGGTGTACCTTTGGTCGATGCTGCTGACGGGCGTCGGCATGATGACGCAGAAGGACTGGCTGGCTTTCATTGCTGCGCTCACCGGGATCGTGGTTGCCGTGCTGGGTGAGCTCCATCGCCGCCGAATGTCCCGCATCCATGAAACCAATAATGTTCTGCTGAATGAATTGATCGATGCGATTCGGGACGATACCGAGAACCGGCAGGACGTGAAGGAGTTAATTCGGACTATCAGGGAGTCACCGCGATGAAAAGAGGAATTATTGCCTGTTCTGTTGCGGCGATTGTCTCTCTCGCAGCGGCACTCTGGCCGCAGACGCTGCGCACAAGTCCTGAAGCGCAGCTGAAGATGGCGAAATACGAGGATTGCCGAAAGACGCCGTATTACTGCCCGGCAGGTGTGCTGACCGTAGGCATGGGGTCGACCAGCAACGTGCAGAACCGCGAATACGCCGAGCGAGAGATCGCCGAGCGATGGGTGAATGACCTGTTTCGTGCTGAGAAATGCGTAAACCGCGAGTTTAATGGCGCAGCTGCACCACAACGGGTTTTCGAAGCGCTCACTGACGGCGCATTTAACGTCGGTTGTGGTGGTCTTGGCTGGTACACCAACAAAAAGGGCCAGAAGGTCAGAACAACAATCTGGCGCAATGCGCAGGATGGTAACTGGCAGGGCGTTTGCGAGCGACTCACAGACTTTGTCAACTCCGGCGGAAAACGTATGCCGGGGCTGGAAAGGCGCCGGGAAGAGTTTCGGGACTGGTGCCTCTCAGAGCCTGAGCTAAAGGGGGTGAAATGAAAGCGCTGGGTGTATTTACCGTTTTTATTTCCCTTCTGCTGGTCCTCGCAGGCGTCAGGCTGACGCTGGAGAGCAGTAAACGAGAGGCCGCAGAGACGGCACTTGGAGAAGCTAACCAGAAGCTTAAGCAAACCGGTGATGTGCTGGACGAGGTCAGGGCGTTACGTAACGACGTGAACGAAGTGGCTGCTGGTCTGAAAACACTGGCTCAGAAGCGTAACGATACAGGGGAAAAGCGCCGTGAAAATATCAAAACTGAGCTGGCCGGTGATAAATGCGCCGCTGTGCCTGTGCCTGACCGTGTGGCTGACAGCCTGTACCAGCGAGCCGCCGAAGTTGGCGCCGGTGATTATTCAGGAACCTTTACCGGAAAGCCTGACGGCAAAAACTGAAACGCCAGCACCGCCAAAACCAATGACATACGGGAGCCTCGCTCCGTGGTCCGATGCGCTGCTGGATGCGCTGGACACATGCAACGCCGATAAGGCGGGTATCAGAGAGCTGGAACTGCGGCGAATCGCCAGGGGGATAAAGTGAAAAAAGCAGAGTTGATGCGTGAAGCCCTGATAGCCGGTAACACCTGGTGTAAGGCCAACCCGGAGCAAATCACCGTCTGGGTGGAAAAAGGCAATATCGGGATTGAAGCGACCGGCGAACCGTCTTTCATGTACCTCTACACCATCAATATTCTCGCCGTGGAATTCCCAGGGGCGGTTGATGATCTGATGCTGCCGATCATGGCCTGGGCCTGGCAATATCAGCCTGATTTACTGCTGAATCCTGACAATAACCGCAAGGTGGAGTTTGACGCTGACATTATCAGCGACGACCTGGCCGATCTTCTGTTCAAGGTGCCGGTCTGGGAGCGCGTCATGGTGGAAACCGTTGACGGGAAGCCCATCGCGAAGCACCTGAGCGAAGACCGCCCGCGCATCAATGGCGGAGAGTGGGAAGTGGTATTTGGCGGAGGAGAGCTGGCATGACCGATGATGCCGCGCTGTTTCATCAACTCGATCAGGTTTTTGCAGACATCCTGTCCGCAATGGCGCCAGCGAGCCGGTTGCGTACTGCGCGCGGAATAGCGACTACATTACGCCGTAGCCAGAGCCAGCGCATCGGGAAGCAGACAGCTCCGGATGGCACGAAATACCAGAAGCGTCATCGCCGCGTCTTACGCTCCCAGGCTGGGATCGGGTTTGTCTGGCAAGGTGAGGAGCGTCGTCTGAGGAACTGGCGGGCAACCCGTGGAAGCCGGGGACGCATGCTGACAGGCTTTGATGAGGGGAAAGGGGCCGTTCGCTCGTTCTATCGCTCTGATATTGAGCGTTATCTTGATATCAGTTTCAGCGAGACGCGCCGTGATACCACGAAAAGCGATCCTATGTTTCGCCGACTGCGCACAACCCGTTTTCTGAAAGCAAGAGCGACTTCTGAGGGGGCTGTAGTTGGTTTTTCGGGCGCTGCTGCCCGCATCGCCCGCGTTCACCAGTACGGGCTACGGGACAGGGTAAACGACAGTGGCGCGATGGCCAGCTATCCGCGCCGTGAGTTGCTCGGCCTGAGCAAGGCGGACCGCATGGCTATTGCCCGGCAGGTCATTGATTCTCTGGGGGTGAGCTGATGGATCTGGCTGAAGTCATTCGCCTGCTGGAAAATATCGTTCGCACCGGTACGGTGACGGAGATTGACGAGGAAAAGTGGCGGGTAAGGGTAAAAAGCGGAGAGCTGGATTCCACCTGGCTGCGCTGGAATGCACAGCGTGCAGGCGCTTTCAGCTTCTGGGTGCCGCCGTCTGTTGGCGAGCAGGTATGGTTCCTGTGCCTTGGGGGTAACACTACCGCTGCGATCATCGGGGGAAGTCTTTACAGCAACGACAATCCGGCGCCAGGTATATCGGCAAAAGAAATGATCGTGACCGCGCCGGATGGAGCGAAGTTCCGCTATGACGCAGAAGCAGGGGCTTTGCAGGTCAGCGGCATCAAATCAGCAACGATTGAGGCGTCGGTTGAGGTCTTGCTGAAAACGCCGCTGGTCGAGTGTACCGAGATGCTGAAAACCAAAAATTTCACCGTTACGGAAGGCGGCAAAATGCAGGGGGACTTTACGCACTCTGGTGGTGCGTTCATCTCAAACGGTGTCCAGGTTGATGATCATGGTCATGGTGCCGTGCAGCGTGGTGGAAGCTGGACGGAGGGCACGAAATGACGGTGCGCTATACCGGGATGAATCCTGATGGCACGGGAACGCTGACGGATGCCGCCCACGTGTGGCAGTCAGCCAGTGACATTCTTAACACCCCGATTGGATCGCGGGTCATGCGCCGTGACTACGGCTCTCTCGTTCCCGATCTGATTGATGGCCCACAAAACGACGTTACACGCATGCAGCTGATGAGCGCAGTGGTTATTGCGCTGGCGACATGGGAGCCGCGGATCACGCTGAGCATCGTGGATGTGCGTTATTCGCAGTCAGGAGCAGTGGAGGCGGGATTGTCAGGGGCTCTGACGGAATCTATGGAACAGCAGACGACAACCTTAACACTCAGGAAAAGCAGCAATGGCAACAGTTGATTTGGCGCAGCTACCGCCGCCGCAAATTATTGAGGTGCTGGATTTTGAAGTGATTCTGGCGGATGTCAAAGCCGTCATGATCGCGGCTTTCCCTGATGAACAACAGGCTTCTGTTGCCGCTGCGTTAAAGCTTGAGTCTGAACCCCTGACCATACTGGCGCAGGTGATTGCCTACCGGGAATTAATGCTGCGCCAGCGAATCAATGAGGGGGCTGCGGCCTGCATGTTGAGCCATTCCGTCTCCACCGATCTTGATAACCTTGCGGGTAACCTGAACACCGAGCGCCTGGTTCGTATTCCGGCTACCGAAACCACCGATGCAGAGATGGAAAGCGATACCGCACTGCGTCTGCGCGCGCAATCCGCTTTTGAAGGGTTGAGCGTTGCTGGCCCTACCGGTGCATACGAATATTTTGCGAAGAGTGCCAGCGGAAAAGTTGCAGATGCCAGGGCAACCAGCCCCTCACCCGCTGTTGTCGTCGTGTCCATTCTGTCTACCGAAGGGGATGGCACGGCGAGCGACGAGCTGATCGCAACAGTAAACGACACGCTCTCAGCGGATGATAAGCGGCCTGTCGCCGACCGGCTAACCGTCCAGTCAGCGGAGATTGTGAATTATGAAATTGACGCTCTGCTTTATCTCTATCCGGGGCCGGAATCTGAGCCGATCCTGAGTGCGGCAGATAATGCACTGCGGACATGGCTGGGAGCGCAGGGGAAAATCGGTCGCGATGTTGCGCGTTCGGCCATTATGGCCGCTCTGCATGTGCAGGGGGTGCAGCGCGTAGTTTTGCTGAATCCTCAGGAAGATATCGTGATCGATGATACCCAGGCGGCACGATGTATTTCGCACACCATCAGCGTAGGGGGAACGGATGAATAACAGCCTCCTGCCGCCTTCAGCCAGCACCTTCATGCGGAATGCGGAGAAACCGACGGCGCGGATCAGCGGTATTCCTGTCGACCTTCGAAAGCTCTGGAATCCGGATGAATGCCCCGTGGAGTTTTTACCCTATCTGGCCTGGGCGTTGTCTGTTGATCGCTGGGATAAGCGCTGGTCTGAACAGACCAAGAGGCAGGTAATAAAAGCCTCCTGGCTTGTCCATCGCCACAAAGGCACGATTTCAGCGCTGAGGCGCGTTGTTGAACCTTTCGGCTATTTGCTGAGGGTGATTGAGTGGTGGCAGAACGGCGAGGAGCCAGGCACTTTCCGGCTTGAAATCGGCATTCAGGATGAGGGGATCACCGAGGAAACTTATCGGGAGCTTGAGCGCCTGATCGACGATGCAAAACCCAGAAGCCGTCACCTCACCGGCCTTTCGCTTTCGCTTCAGTCTCAGGGTTATATCGAGATAGGGGCGGGGTGTTACGTGGGTGATACGCTGACGGTATATCCCTATTTTCCTGAAACTATCGCTGTGGGTGGCAATGACTACACCGGCGCAGCAATCCATTTAATTGATACCGTGGAGATCGCAAGTGGCGACTAAATATCTTGCCCTGTTGACCAATATCGGGGCGGCAAAACTGGCAAAAGCCACGGCGTTGGGTACGAAAGTTGAGATTACCCAGCTGGCCGTTGGTGATGGCAATGGTGTACTGCCTACACCGAATCCGGCACAGACTGCCCTCGTACATGAGTTACGCCGCGCCCCTTTGAATATGTTGACGGTGGACCCGGCGAACGCCAGCCAGATCATTGCGGAACAGGTCATACCGGAAGACGTCGGCGGGTGGTGGATTCGTGAGATAGGCCTTTTCGATAAAGATGGCGATATGGTGGCGATTGCCAATTGCGCTGAAACCTATAAGCCTCAGTTGCAGGAGGGGAGCGGGCGCGTTCAGGTTATTCGCGTGATCCTGATTGTCAGCAGCACCGAAGCCGTTACGTTGAAGATTGATCCGGCTGTTGTACTGGCAACACGCCAGTATGTTGACAGCCAGCTGCGCGCGCATGAGCAGTCACGTAATCACCCGGATGCGTCAACGACAGAGAAAGGTTTTGTGCAGCTCAGCAGCAGTGTGACCAGTGACAGCGAATCGCAGGCGGCAACATCGAAGGCCGTTAAAATTGCGATGGACAATGCGAATGCTCGGCTGGCTAAAGAACGCAATCTCGCTGATTTACCTAATCCGGCACTGGCCCGCCAGAATCTGCAACTGGGTAACAGTTCGACGAAAAACATCGGTACAACTGCCGATACCGTTGCGGCGGGTGATGATGCACGTATCACCGGCGCGATGCAGAAAAACAAAAACGGCGGGGATATTCCTGACGTGGCGAAGTTTCTCCAAAACCTTGGTTTGGGAGATGCGAGCGGATACGTTGGTAGGCTGCTAAAAATACAGGTATTCTACAACTCTGGGATTTATAATCCTACTCCCGGCACGAAAAAAGTAATTGTTGAAATGGTTGGCGGCGGAGGAGGTAGCGCTGGTTCACGTGCAGCTGCTTCTGGTCAGATTTCTGTAGGTGGTGCTGGAGGTGCTGGTTCATATGCAAAAGGTCAGTTCACCCAAAACTTCAGCGGAGTTCAAATCACCGTAGGCACCAAGGGTGCAGGAGGTACATCCAGCGGGCCTTATGCGTCAGATGGTGGCACATCTTCTTTTGGCAGCTTAATCACTGCCGCTGGCGGTTCAGCCGGACAACCTGCAGGACCTACAAATAGTTTCCCATTCTCAACTGTTGCGGCAGTCGTTTCGGCTGGTGCCAATGGTGCAAACATAATTGGAACACCCGGACAAGGGGCCTCTGCTTCCATAGCAGTCAGCGCAGCGGTTGTTATAGAGAGCACCGGTGGATCATCTCAGTTTGGTGCTGGCGGATTTATTACTGCTTTTAACGCTAAAGGTGTTAATGGTTCTGGATATGGATCAGGTGGCGGTCCATCAAAAGTTAGTGGTGGTAATGCAGATGTGGCCGGTGGTGATGGGTCGCAAGGGTTGGTAATTGTTTGGGAGTATGCGTGATGAAAACCTGGGCGTTAGTAAAAGACGGCATTGTAATCAATACCTTTCTCTGGGATGGTGAGGGAGATTATCAGCATGAAGAGAAAACTGAAGTCATTGAATATGATGACAATAATATAGCCGGTATAGGTTATATTTATGATGGAAAGTTATTCTCACGCCCTCCACTTACAGACGAGGAGCAAGCTGTAGTGGATCAGCAGAACGCAGAATCAATTATCGCCATGAAGCAAACACTTATGGACGAAGCGTCTTTGAAAATATCAATTCTTCAGGATGCTGTAGATCTTGATATGGCGACCGATGCTGAAGCAGCGGCATTGCCACTATGGAAAACCTACCGGGTGCTATTGAATCGTGTTGACACCTCAACCGCACCAGATATCAACTGGCCTGAAATGCCAGCATCAGCATAGGAACGTTTGCCGTAAGACATGGTTACTTCTGACGGTGCGGTACCTAACCTGCAGTACAGCCAGAAATGACGATGCTCGATACAATGCGAGGGACTATGGCATCTAAATAAAGGGGGTTTTTATGCTGATCGGGTATGTAAGGGTGTCAACAAATGACCAGAACACCGCGCTGCAAAGAAATGCACTGGAAAGCGCAGGATGTGAACAAATATTTGAAGACAAAATAAGCGGTACGAAAGCCGAGAGGCCGGGGCTTAAGCGTTTATTACGGACCTTATCGGAGGGTGATCCGCTGGTTGTCTGGAAGCTTGATCGTCTCGGGCGGAGCATGCGCCACCTGGTGACCATGATCGAAGAGCTACGCAATCGCGGTGTTAACTTCCGCAGCCTGACAGACAGCATTGATACCTCAACACCTATGGGGCGTTTTTTCTTTCACGTCATGGGGGCGCTGGCAGAAATGGAGAGAGAGTTAATCGTTGAGCGCACCCGCGCCGGTTTGGTTGCAGCTCGTGCAGAAGGACGGATAGGAGGGAGGCGACCAAAACTGACAGAGCAGCAATGGGAACAGGCGGGAAGACTGATCGCCGCAGGGGAGAAACGACAGCGGGTGGCTATTATTTTTGATGTCGGAATATCGACACTTTATAAAAAGTTCCCTTCAACAAGAAGGGAACATGAAGGGGCTTAAGGCATTATTAAAACAGGCCGTTGAGCGAGTCTTTCACCTGGTTTATCGCATTATTTGCACTCGTCTTTAACCCGGCCAGGGCATCGCTGACGGTCGAGCTTTGCAGCTTCTCCCTGTAATCCGCATCGACACGGCTCAGGCTGAGGGTAAATTCGATTTTTTTTGGATTCCCAAATCGGTCGAACTCAGACTTTCCCCGCTCCAGACGCGTTAAAACGTACATACCATAAATACGCCCCGTACCCTCAATAAGCGGCCATGGGCGCCCTGCGTAGCCGACAGTTTCAAGGGCTGACAGCGAGAGATTTCCACCGGTGATTTCCGGGTAAAGGACGCCTGACAGCGTTATATTGTCATCACCAGCGCCAATGTACTGCCAACCGGCTGACTGGTTAACCCGCTCGTTTTTTACGTGCCTCCACTCCTGCGAGTGCTGGAGTTGCTGGTAAGGGGTGGTGCGCAGCATAAAAACGAACATTCCAAAAACCATCATCATAATCGTCACCTATTCTCTGTCGCGGAAAGAACCACGGTTAATTCTGCCGGTGCTGGCCATCGCATCACGCACAACATTGCGCATCATTCTTTCCAGCTCCTGATCCGTGCGTTTGCCAACATCGTTAAAGATAATGTTAAAAATTGGGGCGCCGCCGGTCGGAGCGGTAACGGGAGCTGATACCGGGGCCTGTGTGGCGGCTGTCGCGGAAATAATGCCGCCAGCTGCGGGCGTTGCCACTCGAGGTACTGATTGCGGTATGACACGCGCTTCCTGATATGCGCCCCGCAAAGCTAGGGCGCGCGGAAGGTTTTTGAAAATAATGTCACCCGGTCCGACTTTCTTGGTGTTATCAGCGGTTGCTTTTGTATTGTCTGCGATGCTTTGCAGACGTCGTTGCGTACCGGTATTTCCTGACAGCGGCGAGGCCGCAGGTGGTGCGCCAGTAGCAACTGGCGACTCTGCTTTTTTGGGGGCGACTTTAGCCATATCACTGGCAAGGAAAGCCACCTTATCCTGAAGGAGGGCGGAGCGTTGCGCATCCTCAATTTTCTTGCGCGCCCTCTCTGCTTCATCGGGTAATACACCAAGTTTTTCAAGTATCCAGCCAAGGGTATCAAGAAGCATCTTGGCTGGGGTCAGGGCGAGATTTATTGCACCGCCGAGTACGTTACCGAAGATCTCGCCAGCACTCGTGCATTTTTCAAGCGTCTCCTTGCTGGTCTGCACTGGCGATAAGAGATTCGTAAACCACTGCCAGACGGATTTAACCCCATTGCTGATCATGTCAAAGATGGGGGAAAAGGTGGCAAAGATATCCCTGAGAGGGGAAATCGCCTGCATAACTCCGGTAAACATACCGAGGAAAAACGCCTTAATGGGTTCCCAGTATCGCCAGATTAGCAATCCCGCAGCGACAAATGCGGAACCAATCAGGCCTATTGGACTGAGTAAAAAAGATAAAGCCCCACCAAGAATAGATACCGCACCGGTGATCATGCCCCAGATTGCTGGCAAGCCAGTGAGGCGCAATAGCAACATACCAATGTTTTTAGTCAGCGGTCCCAAAAGTGTGCTTGGAGACAGGAGGGCAGTAAGCAGACCAGAGCGAACCGCAGGGAGAATAGCTGAAATTCTTCCCAGTTTAGGGGCGATTCCTGACAGTACGACTGACCAGCCTCTGACGTTCGCCATGGCAGGTCCCGCGACAGTGCCGAGAGTGCGAAAAGCTGCAATGGTGCCGAGCAGCCCGCGACCACCGGTCAGCAATGAAAAACCGAGCTGAAGTTTGGTGAGGGGGCCAATAAGAATACCCATCGCTAGTGATGTAGCGCCAATTGCCGCCACCAGTGCAAGTGCTCCACCGACAACCAGAATGATTGTTTGTGTCAGGCGGGGATTTTCTTTTACCCAGGTACTGGCGGCGGTGATCATATCACTGAGCCCCTGAGTGAGAGAACGTAGTGGGCCATCGGTTGTTTCCTCGACCTGAATGCGGAAACCTTCCCATGCGCTGTCCAGGTTTTTCAGATCACCGCTGAGGTTGTCAGCCATGACCTTCGCCGCCTTCTGCGCTTCACCCTGAGAGCCGCGCAAATCAGCCAGGAGTTTTTGCAGCTCACCGCTACCAGCCGATCTAACCAGTGCCTGAAATGACTTTGCCGCTTCCTCGCCTGCAATGTCTTTGAAGAATGACAGCTGGTCTGTGTCACCGTACTTTTTGATAGATTTATAAATATCAGATAAGACTACTTCGGCCGGTCGCATTTTTCCGGTGGCATCGGCAACAGAAACGCCCAATTCTTTCAGGGCTGCCTGAGCTTTACCTGTTGGCGCAGCCAGACGCGAGAAGGTGGTTTGTAGGCCAGTACCTGCAATACTGCCACGCAGGCCAACGTTCGCCATTACACCGATCATGGCGGTTGTGCGCTCAACATCAACGCCAAGACCGGCCATCCCGGTTCCTGCATACTTCATCGCCTCACCGATGTTCATTAAATCGGTGTTAGTACGGGTAAATGCCGCGGTCAAAACATCACTGACCCGATCCATTTCCTTTGGATCGAGACGGAACTGCGAAAGAATGTTGGAGCTGATGTCGGCACTTTCACCAAGATCCATACCACCGGCCAGCGCCATATTCAGAACGCCAGGCAATGCAGCCTGAATAGCCGCCGGAGTAAAGCCAGCCATTGCAAGAAATGCCTGCCCGCTGGCTGCATCGCGCGAAGTAAATGCGGTTTCGGCCCCGAGTTTTTTGGCCTGAGCACGCAGGTCTGCTAGTTGGGAGGAGTCTTTGTTGAGTCGGGTTAATGCCTGAACGCGTGACATTTCTTCATCGAAACCAATCGCAGGCGCCAGGAATGATCCGCCAGCGTAGCCCGCAGCAGCAGTGCCTAGCATCATCCCCATGCCTGCCCCGCGAAGCTTGCCCGCAGTCTCTTTGGCTCGATCATACCCGGCCTGTGCTTTTTGGGTAGCGGCCAGTTGGCGACGTTCTCGCTCAAGTGTCTGGTTGTATTGCTCAGTACGCCTGATGGCACTTTGGATAGCGCCACTCCCGGTGGTGAGGTTAACGCCATGCTGGCGCACTGCCTGCGCGGCTGTGCGCAGCTGCGTCGTTTGCCTGCCGTAGGTTTCAGTCAGCCGGGAAAGTTTGGTACGAAGTGACTCAAGTCGAGCCGTCTGGGCTTCAGTAAGCTTACCGCCTTCGCGTTGTTTCTGGTTGAGGCCGTCAAAGGCTCGCTGGGTGCTTTTCAGCTTCTGCGCAGTATCATTGGCTTGCGAGCGCAGCTTATCAAATGATGCTGCGCTTTTTTCCAGGTCTTTGATTGAGGACTGTGTTTTTTTGAGGGAGTCGGAAAGGCCGCCAATAGCTTTACTGGCGGCGTTGACCGGGCGGGTGAGCTTGTCAATTGCACTGAACGCAACGCGAATACTAAGATCCATCGTCGTCATCCTCCTTCTCATGGTTACCGCTTCTGATGGCCGCCCGTTCGCGCCAGGCCATCAGCTCGCGCAACTCCATGCTGTGCATTTCGGAGGGCGGCCAGTGAAATATCACAGCGATGTCAGCGATCAGATCGTCGACATCGCTGAATACAGCCTCTCTTACTTGCTCGCCATCGCCGCCTCGCTCGGTGCGGACGGCGCCGCTTTCGTCAAAAAAGGCGTGATTTCTTCGCACAGCGCCGTAAAGTCGCCGGTCGCCATTGAGGAAATATCGGTGGTTGTCAGCTGAGGCGCGGTGACGCGAGTCAGTAGAGTTGATACCGCGTCATAGTCGAAGTTGAGAACATCAACCAGACGTAGCCCGCGCAGTGAGCCAGCCTGCTTGATTGTGTCGGTGATTGCGACGGATTTAATTTCCTGGTCGCCGCGTTTAATGGGTTGGCTGAGAGTTACTGACATTATTCATTCTCCGGGCGGCCAGGCTGGCCGCCATTGGTAGTGGTTAAAAAAGATTACTGGCCGAGACCCAGGGCGGACGCAATGCGGTCCGGGTAGAGACTCTTGCCGTTGCGCTTGTAGATGAAGTTCAGCAGGTCGATTTCCAGCAAAGGCTTGTCATCCACGGACAGCTTGTAATACGTATTTTTGAGCGCATAAGTATGGCTGGTGTCATCACCCTGCTTGGCTTCGCCCTGGTCGACTTCGGTGATACGTCCGCGCATCTCGACTTCAAGCAGGGAGCTTGTACCGCCGCTGTAGATCTCACCGACAAAGCGCGTGCGTAGTTCGTCAATATCCCCACCCCATTTCAGGATCAGCTCCTCGACCATGCCGCCAACAACCATTGATGCATCCAGTGCGCCTGAATCAAGGCCGAGGTCAACAGCAGCGGAGCCAAGCATCCCGCCACCCTGGTAATCTTCCGTTTTACGGGTAATTTTCGGGAGCGTGACGCTGGGGATCTTCCCGATGTAGTTGTCGCCATCGACAAACATCGTGAACAGGCGGAGTTTCTTCGGAATAGCCATTTATGCACCTCCCAGCGATGCAAAGGCTGGTTCGTAATACTGATCGGTAAACGTCTGGATCAGCGTCAAGTTTTCCAGCGGTGGCACGGGGCTGTAGTTGTAGCGAACAACCGCTTTACCCTGGCGAATACCGGTGGTCGGGTTATCGACAATATCAAACCAACATGCCGCACCAATCAGTTTGCCAGCAGTGACCAGCGCCTGAAGCTTGGCATTGATCCCGCTTACAACGTCTTTGACGTTAGCCGGGGTAAGCGGTTTATCCACGGTGGTGAATTGTGCTTCCGCAATGCTGTCCGCAAGAATTTGAGCCGTCCGGGTAAACACCTCGAAAATATATTCTTCGGTGTCGGTGGTACGGTTACCCCAGAACCGGAAACCATCGCGTTTGATCAGCGTGGTAATCTCGTTAGCGTTCAGCTCGTTAGCGTCGGAGTCCTCCGCCTGTAACGCCCAGAACACGTCTTTGGAGATACCCAGGACGTTTTTCACCGCAACGTTAGAAAGTGACTTGTGCCAGCCCTGCTCATTATCAATCAGTGCCCGCAGGCCAAGCGCATAGGCAACAGCCGGGAATTCTTCATTAACGCCAGTCTGCGGGTTGAAGGCGATGAAGTTGGGCCAAATCATCATCCCTTCACGCTCGGCGAACTGCTCGCGGTAGGTTTTTGCTTCGGCAATAGTCTCGCAGCCATCACAGTAGCTGTAAGAGAATGCACGCAGCTGTTTCGCAATTACGCGCAGCTGTGCGGTTACTTCCTGCGTGTCGTACATCGGAATGCCGAGGATGCGAGGGCGATAACCGGTTTTCTGCTCTGCGGTCAGCAGGGCAAACATCCCGGTATAGCTTCCGTCAGCCTGTGTGCCACCGATAATGAGCTGGGATTGCGTTTTGGCATTTTCTCCTTCCTTTGCTTCAGCGACACGAACAACAATTACACGCGTGCTGACCTGGTCGGAAATAGCCTTGAGAGATTTATACAGTGAGCCTGTTTTGCCCGCCTTACCCAGCACGCTAATCACGCGAGTGATCAGGACTGGCGTATCAAGTGGAAAGGTGAGGGGATCGGCATCATCGGCCACCGCAACCAGACCAATGACCGTTGAATCAATGTCATTGATCGCGGTCTGGAGGTCGGTGTTTTCTTTGGTGCGCGCCCCGTGGAAAAAGTTGTCGGTCATACTCTACCGCCATCATGTTTAGTGAGTTCATGGTGATATTCGCTGAATTCCGGGCGGCAGACACGTTGAGATGGATGTCGCAGGAAGGCGACAACAAAAGGCTGTTTGTCCTATCGCGCGCGCATGGAAATATTTGCGGGAGGAGAAAGCGATGGCACTGACAACTGACGCAATAGAGAGCGCAAAAAGCCTGCTGAATGCGGGTGCTGAGAAATTCAAAAATTATCCTGGCGACTTGTCACGTGTGCCAGCGTTTAACGTAACGCTTGGCGGCAAGGCGCTGATCATGCTGGATGAGAAACTGATCTCGTTAGAATTAACAGATAACAGGGGCTTTAATGCTGATGAACTGACTATCACTGTTGATGACAGCCAGGGAGATATTGAGTTACCGCCACGTGGCGCTGAGTTATCGGTAGCGATAGGCTGGCAGGGAGAAAAACTGGTACACAAAGGGATTTTCATCGTGGATGAAATTGCGCACTCAGGGCCGCCGGACCGTATCGAGATCACGGCCAGAAGTGCAGATTTCCGCGATGAATTTAACGTTAAGCGGGAGGTGTCGTGGCATGACGTTACAGTAGAGCGCATCGTCTCTGCTATAGCTCACAGATACAAGTTAAAACCTCTCATCTCAGAGCAACTGATGTCCGCCGAGATCGATCATGCAGATCAGACGCAGGAAAGCGATATGTCGTTTCTGACGCGCATGGCGGAAATGCTGGGCGCTATTGCAACTGTGAAAAATGGTTACCTGCTCTTCATCCTGCCTGGTGGCGGTGTCAACGCAAACGGCAGAGCGTTGCCGGAATTTTCCATCACGCGCAACAGCGGAGATCGCCATTCTTTCCGGATTGCAGATCGCGACGCATACACTGGCGTGCAGGCGTACTGGCTTGATCTGGATTTCGGGAAAAAGAAAAAGGTTACTGTTAAAAAGCGGAAGAAAACCGCAGACAAAAAGCCGCGTAGCAGCAGCCGGGAAGGGGACTATATTGCCGGTGAAGATGGTAACGTTTTTGTACTCCGTACGACGTACAGCAGTGAGATGGCCGCACAACGTGCAGCAGCTGCAAAATGGCAACAACTCCAGCGCGGAGCTGCTGAGTTCTCTTTAACCCTGGCTTACGGGCGCGCGGATCTGTATCCGGAGATGCACGGAACGGTAACGGAGTTCAAAGACGTCATTGACGGCCAGGACTGGATAATTGCGAAGGCAAGCCACACTATTGACGATAGTGGGTTTAAAACGCGGCTGGAGTTGGAAGCAAAAATACCTGAATGGATTGCAGAAACTGAATCATAGCGGCCATAATATGAGCGAGTTCAACTCCCGCCATGGGAGGCCATTATGTTTAAGTGTCCTGTTTGTGGTGCCGTCGCCCGTACGCGCACCAGTCGCCCTCTTAGTGAAATGACAGTCCGGCATTATCACCAGTGCCAGAATTTCGAATGCAGTATTACGTTTACTACGCTCAACAGCGTTGAGAAGCTTGTAACCAAACGCGCGCCCCGCGAAAAGTTACCGGCTGATTTCATCCCATCCGATGCTTTCCCTGCTTCGCACTATGGGAGGAATCAGCTTAATTTGGCCCTCTAAATAGTGGCAGCAAAAATCAAACCATTACCTGTGATTATCAGCGATTACCAGCAAAGAGAGTCTTATTTATCATAAGCTTATGTTTTATAAGACTCTCTAATAGTTTTTAAAATCCCTCGGCTGTAAGGCTGTGTGGGTT